GTGCTTACGGCAATGACTGAGGACTATGTTGTAATAGATGTAGATAGATTTAATTACAAGGAAGAGGGTATGGACTACGATGAGTTCAAAGAACGCATAAAAGCGTTCTACCTAAAACACGACAAGTACTTAGCAGCGGCCTACTTCGAGGTAAACAATAACGACCTCTTGTTTGACGATATTACTGATGACGAGAATATGTACAAGCTTATCCCTTTTATTACCTCAGCGCAGAGTAAACCCGAGATTATTCGTAACTTAATCAAACTATTTGAGGATAAAGTCATAAAAATTCCTAAGAATGATGACTTAATCAAGGAATTATACGACTTTAAAAGCAAGAGAAACGCTATTACGGGTAACCTTCAGTTCAGTAATACTGATGGTAAACACGATGATATGGTAATGTCGTTAGCGATTTGTGCGTACTGTGCAGCAGAAGAGCAGGATGGAGGAGTAACTTTGTTCCTATGATAACATTCAGACAGCACTTAGAGATTAATAAGTACATAGAAAGAGACAAGAACCTATCGGGTTATCTTGAATCACTACCTCCACACGAAAGGATAGAGGCAATCAGAGATGTATCAACTACATATCCTATAGACAGCAAGAACAAAATCAATGAGGACACGCTAAAAAAATTCAATTGTTATACAAGAATTGATGAATTGATACTTGGTCAGTTCATTATGATTGAGCAGATAATAACTGGTAAAGTGAATTATGAGTCAAGCGCACACAATGACCTTGAGCTTGCGAAGCTTATTATGCGCCCAATAAATCACGAAGTATTTGACAATGAGGATGTTAGTCAAGAGAAGTTAAATCAAAATGACATATTAAACACCGATGTAAAGCAAGTGTACGCTGTTCTTCAATCTTTCCTTGACAACAGAGAGTATGTTTTGTTTACACAATTCAAGGGCGTGTTCTATGAAGTTCCTGATGAAGAAGATACGGATGAGGAGATACAAGAAAAAACTGGGGAGGCATTGTTCAATCAACAATGGTATTGGTACTCAATAGTCCGTATGTTAGCGAAAGAGGACATAACCAAGTATGATGAGATATATATGCTAAAGATGAGTACTGTTATGCCCGAGATGAGTTATATAGCACAGAAAAACAAAATAGAATCAGCACGAAGCCGCCAAGAGCAAATGGCTCGTAAATTGTAAATTAAAAAAAGCGCATATGAATAATCTGACAAGATTATATAACGATATAAAAACATTCGCTGAATCCCACGGAATGGTGAATCAGTTCCTATTGGTTGGTTCTGAAGATGAGATAAATCAAAAGGAATTAGATTACCGAACATTGATTATGATTCCTCTTGAAGCAAATTTATCAAGGGACTTAAACTCACCAATATACACCCTTGACTTCGGGATTATCATTGTAGATAAAATTATAGCGGATAACGATTCATCATACATAGGCTCAACGGAAGAAAACATAAATGTTGTTGGTCAACTTCAAGACTATCTTTTACAGCAACAAGACGATGTTAACTTTGACAACATTGAGATTACTACTGGTATGGCTGAAGATTATAACGTCACGATTGCTATGTGCGACTTTACAGTTAACTTAGCAAGGAGTCCTTACACAAAGGATATTGATGTATAATGAAGCGTTCAGCAAAGCAATTTGAAAATCAAATCAAAGTAATACTTGTCGCTGCATTATCTAAGGAATTTAGAAGAGCATCGATAGTAAAGAAGATAGTAGCGAAAGCAAGGGGACTTAATCAAGTAGCAACTGGTGGGCTTGTTCTTCCAGAGTTAACGGGTTCAATTATTCCTTCAAGGGATGATAGGTGGCTTGTAAATAAAAACTCTGTTGTTGTTAGGGTTTCTGCTATGAAATATGGTTTACCTACGATTGCACGGATACAGTTAAACATAAAGTATGGATTAGCATCTGAGTACTATTGGTTGACGGAGGAATCAGAGTCAAAGGTTTGGCATCCCAATGGTGTTCAGATTATGAACTGGATTAGAGCAAAGGGTGCAAGGGGAAACTTCCAATACAAAGGGAAACCACTTGATGTAAGCAAGGAATACCAAGTTAAGAACGTAGCATACAATATATCAAAGAGTATAGCAAAGAAGGGTATTAAGAAAACAAAATTGTTTTCTCCCTTTAAAAGCAAGTCCGATGGTGTTCAAGCGGTTGTGAATAAAGCTTTACCAAAAGCATACGAGAGAATAGGTTTTCTTTATGGAACACAATTAGAAGCCTCGGTATTAAATTTATTAGAAGTATTTGAGTAATGGCAACTACAGGAAAAGGAAGTGTTAAGCAACTGTCTCAGCAATTAGATGGGTTTAGTGCAAAGATTAAAAAACTTTACGCTGAACTTGGGAAGTTACAAAAGAACACAAAAGAGTACAATGCAAAGCAAAAGCAGTTAAATAAAACTCAAAAAGAAGCTACGAAGATTTATGAGCAGCTGTATCAGAAGCAAAGAAATCTGGTAAGTGCAAATAAGAATCATAAGTCTTCAATTGATGCTGCCAATAAATCACAAAAGAAATTTCGTGATACAATCAACTCTACCTCAGTTGCTACGGGCAAGGCGGCTAAAAATCAAAAAACATTAAGTTCAAGGTTTAATACGGCTGTTGGAACACTCGCAAGATACTCTGGAGCATATGCTGTTATAAACGCAGCACTAACAGTATTTAGAGCGTTAACCACTGGAGCTGTTAAAGAGGCAATAAAATTTGAAAAAGCGTTGGCAAACCTTTCTGCTGTTGCAGGTGCTTCATCAGAAGAGGTTGCAGCTTTAAGTAAGAATGCGCTTGAGGTAGCAGGTAGTACAAAGTTTACTGCCGAGCAAATTGTTGGGCTGCAAACTGAACTATCAAAGCTTGGATTTAGTGCTGAAGATGTGGTTAAGTCAACATTAGCTATTGCTAATACGGCACAAGCACTTGGCTCACCACTTGAATCTACTGCTGCATTAGTAGGTAAGGTTCGTAATCAGTTTGGTTTATTGGTTGAGCAAACAACTGAGATTGCTGATACCCTTGTAACATCTATTAATGAGAGTGCCTTATCATTCGAAAGCTTTGGAACAGCAATTCAATATGTTGGTCCAATTGCTCAAACGCTTGGATTATCATTGCAACAAACCGCTGGTGCTATGGCTGTTCTTGCAGACAATGGTTTTACTGCATCTCGTATTGGTACGGGTCTTCGTGGAATCTTAACGGAACTTGGTAAGACAAGTGGTGATGCTGAAAAGTCACTTAAACTTCTTGCGGAAAGAAACATCAACTTGGCTGAAGCATCAGAACTTGTAGGAAAAAGAAACGCAGCACAGCTTATCACCTTGTTAAAAAACCTTGATGCTATTGATGAAGCAAACACCAAGTACTATCAACAGGGTAGAGCATTGGAATCTGCCGCTACACAGATAAACACCTTCTCGGGTCAGCTTGATATTCTTACTGCTGCATTCAGGGAATTCCAAATAGGAATTGGTAACTCAATCGTTCAAAGCGATTTGTTACTTGATGTTATGGATGTGCTTAGTACTAAAGCATCCAAGACTGCAAGAGCATTTAAAATTATTTCTGAGGTTGGATTTGATTCGTATAACAAGAGTGTAGAAAATATTATTAATGGAGCAGATGAGGTAGAGGAAGCAATTCTACTTGCTGGTTCATCTGTTGAGGAATATGATGCCGCTATTGCTAAACTTTCAGGAGGTAATCAACTTTTAAAATCTATAGGTGGAGAACTTATAGATGAATATGGTAAAGAAAGAGATGCTGCTTTTGAATTAATAAACACAGTGGATGGGCTTATTGAAAAGTTTGACCAGTCTATTCAGTCAAAGAAAGAGGACATAGCAATCACTAAAGGACAAGAACAAGCTCAAAAGGTTTATGGCAAAACTGTAGAAGAAATAATAAATCAATCTATAAGGGGATTAAATGTTAATGAGGAAATAGCAGACAGCTATGACACATTAACGCTATTAATTGAAGATTTAGACAAAGAAATTGAAAAGTCAACTGGACTAAGACAACTTCAACTAAAAGCAGAGAAAGCGGTCTACAAGCAAATGCAAGAGCAATTAAACAACTCATTGAAGGATGAGGCGGAATTGCTTGAGATAAGAACAAAGTCTCAGAGAGACGCTCTCAAATTAAGACTTAACGAGATTAAAAGAGCGACAAAGGAGGAGGTTGATGCAATCAATGAGAGAGCAAAGGTTGAAACATCATTAGCTAAAACCGCTGAGGAGAGAGCAGACATTGAGGCTGAAAGAACTCAACTTGTTAGTGATGCATACAAGAAACAATCTGCTGCAATTAGAGATTTATCTAAAGAGTTTGAAACTCAGATAGATAGGATAAAGGCCGCAGCACTTGCATCAGATGACCTCGCTCAGATACTAACGTCAGACGTTATCTCTGATGTTGAGAAGGCTGTGTCTGATTACTCAAAAGAGATTAAGAAATTAAATGATGAGGTCAAGGCAGGAACAATAAGCCAAGACGAGTACAACGCTGCTCGTGATGCTCAATATGATGGCTTAATAAATAACATAAATGCCTTCAAGGATTTAGTTGACATCTCTCCAGAGGTTGCTGCATACTTTGAGGAAATAGCTAAGAAAGCACTTGAGGCGGGATATGCTATTGGAGAAGTAGGTGGTAAAACAGAAAAGACCAAGAAAGACTTTGATGACTTCAAGGAAGGTCTTGAGAAAGGAGATTGGGCAGATTACGCAAAGAAAGCCGTAGATGCACTTGCTGAATCATTATCTGAATTTAATGATACAAGTTTTGAAAACCTAAAGAACTCAGAAGAGGCAAAGCTTGATGTCGTTAAGAGTAGATACAAGACTGAAGAGGAGATATTGAAATCTCAATTAAACAATCAGTTAATCACAGAATCTCAGTTTAGAAAAAAACAAAGAGACTTGCAGAAGGCTCAACTTGTTGAGGAGAACGCAATCAATAGAACAATCTATGAAGCGGAGAAAAAACAAGATAGGAACGATGCTATCCTTGAGGGTGGTGAAGCAGTTGCTCAGGCATACATAGAAGCATTCAAGGCATATGAACCTGCAACAGCTGTTATTGTTGGTTCTATTGGTGCTGGAATCGCAGCAGCTCAAACAACTGCACAAGTAGCTGCAATCAATAAACGACAGTTTGTAGACAAGAAGTTTGCTGACGGGGGTATTGTAAGTGGACCATCACACGAACAAGGAGGCGTTCCATTCACTGTTCAAGGACAAGGTGGATACGAGATGGAAGGTGGTGAGTACATCATAAACAAGCGTGCTACGGCTATGCATAGAGACTTGCTTGATAGAATAAACAACTCATACAAATCCAATCCTACAAGAGCGAGCTACAAGTTTGCTGATGGCGGCATTGTTCCAACTATTGGAAATGAAAGTGTAGATTACCTAAAGGCTATTGCTGAGGCTACTACTTCAACGGCTATCAACTCAAACCGACCAGTTAGAGCGTACATTGCCGATAAGGACTTACGCAGTAATGCTACAGAACGTAGAATCAGAGATAGAAACGATAGACTATAATGGCTGACTTAGTATTTAGACAAGGGCAATTAAGCCAAATCAACGGGATTACATTTACAGTAACGGGAAATGTCCTTAACGCAGGTGGTGGTGTTGGAGGTGTACAAAACAGAGATGCTGTGCGTATTGTGTACACAGATGTGTACGAGAAGGCTGTGTACGCTGTTTGCGTAGACCAGAACACAGGAAGATTTGAGTTTGATACCAATGTATACCCTATAGGATTATCGTCCATTACAGGCACTGTATTCCCTTATGACAATACTGATATTGATTCGGTGTCTACATATAGAATTAATATTGATGTAGAAAATGGATTGTACTCAAAGGCTTATGCTCAATATGCATCCAATGTATCTTACTCACTTATCGTACCTGCGAAAAGAAATGAGTACTTTGGTATAGCACAGACATTGGTGACTAATCCAGAGGTTGTATTTGTTGACCTTTGTGATAACAAGGCATATGGGGTAGGTTTTTCAGAAGGTAGCTTTGACACACTAAACAACCGATTCAAGTCTACATTAGAATTTAATATCGCAACACGATAGTATGGAGTTTAAATTAGAAATCAGTAGAGACAATGTTAACTATTATGAGGTTGACTTGTTTCCGCAACAACGATTAGAGTACGATTTAGACTTTTACGATACTCTTGATATAGATAAGGTAAAGATTCCTTTCTATACCACAATGCGTATCCCCCTAACAACAAACAATAAGGCATCAAATAGATTTAACTTTGAGCCTCTGTCTTCTCTATCGGGTGATTTCCCAAAAGATGATTTCTACTTTAAGATAACTGTTTTTGGAAGCAGTACTAACACAGAGATAGAGGGTATATTAAATGTAACATCTTTTGAATACAACTCCTCTGAACCTTACATTGAGGTAGATATAAAGGATTACATATCAAAATACCTCTCAAAGGTAAAGGATTTTAATCTCGGTAGTTTATATGCAATTGATTCTTACTATGCAAACAGAAGAACCTTTGCACAGTTCTTAGATGTAACATCGGGTGTTGGTGAAGCAGGAGTTATCGGTCAAAACCCCGATTACACAAGACCTATATCTTTTCCATACATAGACTTTGTAAACGATGTAGACGGTAAGTTTGGATATGCAGCTCGTCAGTTCCTGGAGTATGGGCCTGGATTGAGCAGAACGGGCATTATGCCTGTGTTCTCCGTGCCTAAGTTCTTTGAGTACATTGGTAGAAACCTTGATGCTCAGTTCTCAAACTTTGATGTACGAGTTGATTCTAAGTTGTTTGGCATTGGACAATACGCTGGCTCTCCACAATATCCAGACTTTCAGCCCGAGAAGTTACATATGGTTGTGCCGTCACAGCTACTTGCAAAGCAAGATGTAAATACAAGAAACTTTTCAATAAGGCAATCACCTGCTTGGGCAGGGGTAAACACCAACCTTGCTACTTGTACCAACCTTTTAGGCTCACAAAACCTTATACACACAGAATGGTTTGGAGCGATGGAAACCGCTGGAAACTATGGCACGGATGGCGAGGGACAACCATTATACTCTGTTGAACAATGGGGAGCAAGCAAGCGTATGTCTTTTTACCCATACGACTTTGTTAATGGATTTGATGAGGATGGTATACGAGGATTCTTTTGTCCAAAGGTTTCTTTTAACGCTTCATTAGGATTATCATCTGGACAAACATCTGCTACAATATCGGGTCTAAAGTATGAGATTCCAATCATACAGGAAGACAAGATGGTAGTAAATCTATTTCCATCTGACCCTAATTCAACAATCAGATTTAGATTGAACGTAGGAGTATATGCTGATGGAACAATTAAGAAGCAAATACCTCTTCAAGACTCTCAAGGTAATGAGATAATATTAGATACCTCAACAGCATCTCCGATTCAAGGGTACTCCAATAAGAATGATTACACAGTTGACTTTGACTATAAATCTTGTCGCACTGGAGCGGGTATATTAAACAATGCTGGAGCAATAGTTGGTCCATTTTCAAATTGGTTCGATACACTTGAGTTTGAACCCGTAACAGTTTATTTCCCTCAAGATGAGGAGATGTTTATTGATGGCGGTAGTGAGTACAGTATAAACTATTTCTTAGAGCCATTAGATGGAACATTGGTTGTTGAGTACATAGATGATTATTTGTACCAACCTCCAAATGCACCTATACCTCCATATTGGTATCAAGCAACTACTGCTCAAGGGACATTTGAAGTTTACGATATAAAGAAGGCTATTACAAGAATTGGCAATCCAGACGGAACAGGTGATTATGGTCGCTTAGATATTAAGTTTACTTCAAACGCAGATACCTTCTTGTACAAAACAGATGATGAGTTTATAATATCTGAATCAATAGATAAGACTTGTCCTTTATCTGTTCAAGAAATCTTATTGGCCGTACTAAAGCGTTTTGACTGTGGATTGTTTTATGAGTTTGATAACTCTACATCTGAACACGTCCTTCGTGTAGACCCATTATCTATAGCAAGAACTGGTGGACAAGACATAAACCAATATGTTGATGACTTGAAGTCTGTTCTAATAACCGATGGTGGAGATAAAATAAAGTCGCTTGAGTTAAATAACGCTGACTATGGTTTATACTTTGATGATTTAGATAACGATAAAGTTATCATAGGTTCTACAAAGCAAGACATAAATCAAGATGGTGTAGCAGAATTAAAGATAGACTTAAATTCTTCTATATACTATAAATCAGTTTGTGGAGACGAAGGTCCTTCTTACGATGATTTAACAAACTATGATGCATTCAGTCAAAACGAAATAGGTTTTACGGAGAACATATTTACTCAAAACAAGGATGTTGGTTTAAGGTTTGCGTTCTTAGATAAGCCATTGTACAAAACAAATCTTTTAGTTCCTTATGTTGTATTAAAGGGATTTGCTACCAATGAGAAAATGAATACGGAGTCTCAAGTTATTCAATCAAACTTTTATGCTCCTACATTAACAACTAACATTGGTGGACAGCATATCTTTAATGGTAGATTATTCCATTACAATACTGCTGGATGGAATCTAATGTTTGAGGATGAGGATGGTAATGCTACAGATAGTTACGACAACATCTTTGCTGTATCCGAGAAGATATTACAATCAGAGAATCCTCGTATCACCTTTGATATGGTTGTGCCCACCTCGGACCTTGCATCATTAGACTTCTTCTTGCAGACACTATCTGCTACAAGATTCACAGCCAATCCTATATTGGTTAAGAGTGCAAAAGGCGATGTGTTTGATGATTACGCTTACTTAACAATTGAAGGTATACTACAATAATTGTAAATTAATACGATGGCTACATACAATGACTACCCAAAATCTGCTACTAACAACGCCAAGAAAGTTCTTGAGTGGAAGGAGAAGTATGGAAGTGAGGTAAAGGGTATGACTGCTGTAGGTTGGGCCAGAGCAAGACAACTTGCTTCAAGAAGAAAACTATCCTATGAGACTATTGCAAGAATGGCTGCGTTTAATCGCCACAGAAAGAATGCTGCGATTGACCCTAAGTATAAGAACGAGCCTTGGAAAGATAGAGGCTATGTTGCTTGGCTCGGTTGGGGAGGAACAAGTGGCGTTAATTGGGCAATTAGAAAAGCTGAAAGTATACGAAAAGGAACAGTTAAGGCAAGTGCTGATGTGGCTGACCTCCCGTGGGGTGACCGTAAAGTCAAGAATGTTCCCGCTAACAAGAAAAAGGATTGATTGGATTAAATCCTTCCCTAAAAAACTAAAGAATGGATAAATTACCATTATTTGATATATCATTAGAGGACATCGCACAAGGGATGTATAAAATCTCCCTTGTAGATAAGCCCGCTATTGAGGAGAACTTCATCTATTTCAACGAAGTTGAGAGAGTTGCTATGTTTGCCTCTGATGAAAAGAAAGAGGTTGTAGGACCTATTATGATTCCTAACAAGGAAATCCTACGCTTCAGCCCCGATATGGGATACTACTATGTACGCTTCACAAAGGAGACTATTGAGGAGATTATGTACAAGTATTCTAAGGAAGGGTTGTTTAACGCATTTGGTATTAACCACGCTTATGATACTGATGAGGTGGTTATGCTTGAAGTTTGGATGAAAGAGTCTGATAACGATAAGTCTAAGGACTATGGTTATAACCTTCCAAACGGAACTGTATTCGTAAAGGCCAAGATTGAGTCTGACGAATTGTTTACTTCAATCAAGAGTGGGGAGATAAATGGTTTCTCCATCGAGATTAAAGCAGATATTAAACCAACAAATAACGAAAATCAAATGAGTGAATTTGCTTTTGCGAAAGAGTTGGGTAAAATGGAGGCTCAATTTGAGGCTACTATTAACCAATTCAACGCTAAAATTGAAGCCCTTGAGAACGAGAATGCATCTCTTCTTGAGGCAATGACCTCTCTTGAAGATAAGTTCGGTGGCGTAGAAGACCTAAAGTCTGCTATCGAAATGATTCAAAAGCACGTTGAATCTATGGGAGCTTCTCAAGAAGAAGAAGAAATGGCTGAACACGGAGATGAAGAAAAAGAAGAAATGGCCTCTGAAGTAAAGGAAGAGGTAATGGCTTCTGATGAAGAAGAAAAGTACGAAGCTACTGAAGAGGTAGTTGAGGAAAATCTTCAAGAAGAATTTGCTGCTACAGATGCAGAAGTTGAGGAGCAATTTGCTGCTGAACAAAAGGCTGAAGAAGTAGTTGAAACAGTTGAAGATAAGACTGTAGTTTTTGATGCGATTACTCCTGAAAAAGTAAATCTAATCAATAACTTCTTCAATCGCAAGTAATTATTGTAAATTAAGTAAAACGAATCTTTTTTAAACTTATATAAAATGAGTGTAACTATTTCAAACTTGCCATACGGTGACAGACGTCCAGACTTGTTCATCGATGCAATGGTAAAATCAGCGGCTGTATTGAACCGCTTCCGTCTTATTGACGGTGTAAAAGCTAAAGTAAACGTGCCTATCTTTGATGCTTCATTGACTTTCGGTAACGACCTTTGTGTATTTGACCCACAATCTGCTGCTTCTGTAGCTGAAAAAGAAATGACTGTTGAAACTTACAAGTGGTCTTTCTTGAACTGTAAGGACGCTCTTGAGTCTTCTTACCGTGGTTTGTTGTTGAAGCAAGGTCAGCACAACCCTGAGACTATGGATGCTGAATTCAAGGACTGGGTATTTGACTACTTCGCAAAACTATCTGCTCAGAAGGCTCTTGAATTGGCTGGTACTGAGTTGACTACTGAGATGGCTGCTGATGCTGATGTATTGGACTACGATACTAACGCTGCTATCAGCTCAAGCAACATCCTTGACTTGATGGAAGGTGCTTACCAAACAATGTCTGACGTTATGTTGGCTGCTGTTTACGGAGATGCTGACCGTGACTTCAAACCTACTTACTTCTTGGGAACTGCTGCAATGCAAGCTTACCAAATCGCTATCGCTGGTTTGTACACTACTACTCCTCAAGGTGTTGTTGAAGGTGGTATTCCTTCTTACTACGGTATGGAAGTAGCTCACTTCGCTTCAATGCCTGCTAACGAGTTCATCATCGCTGCACCACAAAACTTGGTTATGTTGACTGATGACTACAACGATGTTCGTGCTATCGATATGAAGTACGAAGCTGAATTGTCTTCAGATAAAATTTGGGGTCAGTTCAAGTTGGGCTTCTCTTACTTGAAAGGTGAAGAGATTGTCTACGCAAAGAACTTCGCATAATAATTAAATAATAACGGAAGGGCTTCGGCCCTTCCTTTAATACCCTATAACAAATGGCTTGTAATGTAACTCTTGCTGATATTTCTTACTCTTGTGACGATGTTGCAATTGGTGGTATCGTAGAATTGCACGTTGCTAACAAATCTGACGCTGAATCTGCATTGACAGGCGTTGGTTCTGCTGACCGTGCAATTACTGCTGCTACTGCGGTAACAGGTGTCTCTCAAATCTCATTCAACAACAAGGATGGATTTTCTGTATTTAGCGAAGTAAAAACTGTTAGTGCTGATGGTATCGTTGCTACTGTACCAACAATCTCTGTTGAGCTTCCTAAAATGACTGCTGATAAAATCACAGCTCTTAACAACATCTCTAAAGGTGGTGCTGAATTGGTTGCCTTCGTAAAAACTGCTGCTGGAACTTACCACGTTTGTGGTTTGGACTACGGTCTTTACGCAGGTACTGTAGATGCTAACTCTGGTACTGGTCGTGCTGAAAAGAACCGCTTCCAACTTACCTTAACTGGTGACGAGCAAGGTCTTTCTTACAGCATTGATGCTGCTGACTTCGCAACTGCAACTGCTTAATAGCAATCTTGTAAATTATAACAAGGGGAGTGGAGAAATCCTCTCCCCTTTTTAATATATAATATATGGCTTTCAATTGTAGCATTCTATTAAGCGATATTGATATCAACTGTAACAAGCGAGTAACAGGTGGTATCAAGAAAGCTATCCTACTATTACAAAAAGACTTGACTATTACCTTTGACCCTATTGATGAGACACAGGTAACTCAAGTAGACACATTAAACACTGTAACCTTTGCACACAATACAAAGGATGGTGTAACCACATTCACAGAGAATAAAAACACATCCAATGGATTGGGTGTAGTAACTACAGATATTACTATCCAATCTCCAGCAGTAGACAATAAGGTTAATCAAATAGACCTTATGAGCCGCAGAGAAGACATCTGCTGCATTTTATTGCACAACAACGATACTGTGACTATTTCGGGTTGGATGGATGGCTTAACGATGAACTATGAGGCTAATAGCGGTACAGGT